AAAGCGTTAAGTGCATGTACCAAAAAGAAATATCTCGTTTAGCTACAAAAGAAAAGTCATGGAAACGGCTTGCATTTGATATGCTCTCCAATTTCCAGCATGGAATTAGAGAGACGAAACCCGTAACCGAGGAACGCGTAGAAGCGTGGAATGCGTGGTGGAAAGAGTTAACAAAAACCAATGTCGCCGACTTTAAATTATAACCCCCAGTTGAAACATGAAGAATAAAATGTCTCAAACGCCTTGTTCTGAGCAGAACGGAGCGGGTCCCGAACGGGACGGCTCAACTGGGGGTTCACCGCGCATAGGAGGGTGCCCAATGTGTGGATGCACTGATTACCATTGCATTGACTGGACGACATTAAACCAGTGTATGGATTGCGAATACGTATGGGTACCCGCCGCCCACGAAGCGAGGAACGAGCGGAGTGGCGCGGTGAACGCCCAAGCTGACTCATGACCACCGAACCAATGACTCCCGATTCACCAGAAAACTCCGCAGAGGTGGGCATTGATGTCCAGCGTCTTGTTGTGCCCCGTTCGCCCGTCTGCGGATGGCAATGGGTGAAATGCGACGACTGCGGGACAACGTGGAAAGAGAGGAGCCGTGACATTCTCAGTCCGTCCCGAGTGGATTGCCCGAACCATTGCGATCACGGCGGCGATACTCACGTATGGAAAACCCAACGAGCAGACTTGCCGAGAGATCGAAGCGGGAACCTGCTGAAATACGAGTCCGAGATTCTCACGCGAGGTCTTGGGCACAACAGTCGGTGAAGTATCAGAGGCTACAGAGTTTCTTATGATGGCCCAAAACTACCAGTCTCAGATAGACCTAATATCCGTTAAGATCACTAGACTGATGGGTGGAGTTAAAGATGACTTGATTCACGAGCTAGTAGACCAAGCTGTTCTCAACAAAGAATCCATTGAGTGGATCGTTGAAGAGGTACAGAGCTGGGAAAGGTACACGCAAGAACTAAAGATTTGATTGATCTGAGCAAATAAATTAATTTGATTATGAGGACTCATCCACTTTTGGCGTACAGACTAAAACATCCAGTCCCTATAATGGATAACATCGAAGAGGGGGATATGATTGTCTTAAAAACTTGGGAAAATAACCCGTCTAAAAACCCAAGATACTGTAATCCAATGATCCGCAGAGCCAGGATGAACTTTCCGTACTGGCATCGAGAGGTTCAGATGCTCCAGAGAAAGCCTATAAGGGTGCTTGAAGTGACTGGAGAGGGTCTACATAGGGCTGCATACGTGGACATGGCTAAATACCTAGGTAGGACTCTTGAGAAAAATGACCACGGCTGCCGATGGCTTCTTCTTTCGGATGTAAGAAAGGTTAATCAGAAATGAGCTATACAGAACTAATTTACCAAGAGCTTGAGATAAAGGAATGGCCCCTTTTAAAAGTAGGAGACGAAAAGTTCTTTGGCTACGTTCTTTCAATGGGAGTAATGCCTAATGATTTTTGCGAAGGTCTGGGATATATGAGACAATATGTTGACTTTGGATGTGGCGATCAATACGAGAGGTACATTTTGCCTAACGATGATCAACTTAAAGAAGATTTGATTGACATTTTGTGGGACAACATTGAGGGACAATGCTTTGGCAAGTTATGGATTTATAAATTAGAAGACGGGTATAAGGTAGATTTGCCGTAGCAATCCAACATGAACAAACTTAAGCAGTCCGAGATCAAATCATTCAGGGAGGAACTCCTAATCCAACAAGGAGGACGAGATCCTATTACAGGATTGCAGATCAAAGATGCGGTCTTAGACCACGATCATGTCTCAGGACACGTCAGATGCGTTCTACAGCGTGAAGTCAATTCATTCGAGGGTAAGGTATGGAATGCGTACAAACGCTTTATACGGCCTCTTGGAGCCTCTTATGAGGATGTTCTCATTGCTATCATAGAATACTGGAGCAAAGATTACTCATCAAATCCTATCCATCCTAAGCACAGAACTGACACAGATAAGGTAGTCCGAGAGTACAGGCGTAGGATCAATAGAGCTAAAAGACCTCAGACAAAAGAGAAGTACAGAGTCCTAATAAGGGATTTGACAAAGAAGCCAGAATCACTACAGTCCTAATCATGTCAGAAGAACCTACCATTTCGTACCAAGACTTATCCCAAGCAGTCAACATTATAGACCTGGCTGCTAAACGTGGAGCATTCCACGGTAAAGAACTTTCCGTTGTTGGATCTCTTAGAGATAGAATAGAAGAGTTTCTATCATCTAAAGAAGAAGAAATTATCCCTCCCGATACATCAGATCCAGAGTGATCTGCTCTCCGCACGCATGGCACCTCAAGGGCAGTGGGCTTAAAAACCTGCTGCCCTTTTTTTAGTTACGGACAAGAGGGACTTGCTGAACTCCATCTTCCCTAGATTGAGAAGTAAGTATTCCAGGAATAGCTGCTCCAATCAAGCTTCCGTTCTTAATGTCAGAAGCAACCTTTTCAGCAATATTTAAAGCCTTGCGGTAAACCGTATTAGCGGCATCTTGCCTTTTAAGAAAATTTGACTTAGAAGCTGCTGTTAAAACTTGTTTAGAATTAAGCAAATCTAAGTATTCTTTCCTGTATTTAGGGTTAAGGGTCATGTTATAAGCAGTCTCTAAAAACTTTTTATTAGAAGAATCTTTAATAGCTTTAGAGATTGCCATTCTTATGTAAACAAAATGAGCTGCATCTGGAGCTAACTTGCCATCTACGTAATCTTGTCCAGCTTTTGCTAATGATTCCACTGCGTCTACTTTTGATCCAGATTTTAACAAAAAACCTATTTGTTGTACTCTTTTTTGAGCAGCCTTATTCGGGGCTAATCTATAAACTGAACTTTTTAAAATATCACCAGTGCGATCAGTTCCATAAATAGCTTCCAATATTTGATTCATGTTGGCGTTAGCTGGCAACGACCTAATCTTAGCTGCAAAATAACTTCCGTATAAATCATTGGCTTCTGATGGACTAACATTAGCAATCTCGTCCATAAATTTTTTTGCTTGATTGAAGTCATTAGTTCTCGGCTTCGCCATAAATATAGAATCAAGAAACTGATCGGCATTTAATTCTCCCTTAGAGATAATTTCTCCGAGCCTAGTGTTCTTCTTGAAATCATTTAAAGCCTTAGCAGACCTTGAGTAAGCCTCGTCGACCTTTCTAAAATCATCTCCAAGAGCAGTTCTTAGTTCTTTAATTAATTTTTTAGCGTTTGATTTTACTTGGCTTCCTACACTGCTGTTAAAGTTGGGGTCAGACTTAAGAATATCTCCTAGTTCTCTAATTGCTAAATGAACTTGCTCTGCTGGCTTTGTGATTTCAACTCTATCTTCAAGTCCTATTTGCCTTCCAGCAGAATCAAAAAGAACTACATCGCCCTCTTTTGGAGACTCCAGCAACTTTTTCCACCTCATCGCAGCTTTTTGAGCCTTGTCTCCAGGGTTGCTGTTTTTTATTATTTCATCAGCTAAGTTTACAGCACCTGCAACATTTATGTCTCCTAATCTTTTATAAACCTCAGGATATTCCCTGCCTATTAGTGCCATAGGCATTTGGAATTGAACCTTTTGTATATTAGATGCTAAATCTTGTGCTGATGAAAAAACATTAAGAAGTGTTTCCTCTGGATTTAAAAGGTCAATATCTTGCTTGGACAATCTTCCAAATGTTCTTGAAAGCATAGCAGAAAGATTATTAGAAGCTTCTGCGTATTCTTTAGCGTACTTAGCAGCTAGTCTTGGATTTTTTTCTAATGCCTTCTTAAACTGTGCAGCAGAAAACTCCTCTAAAGCAGCAGAAGGCTCTATAATTTCTTTAGAAGCCACTGCTTTTAATTCATCTATATCTACACCAAGATCAATTAAAGAATTTATGCTTTTTACATCTCTAGCTTTTTTTCTAGCTGCTGGAGAAAGTTTTCGCCAGATAGCAGGAGCCAAATCCTCTAAAACTCCACCACCAGAAGTAGCTATAGCGTCAAAAACAACCTGACCACCGTCGAACTCTCCACCACCAGCTACTTGAATACCTTCTCTTATTCCAGATGTGGTAGCTCCAGAAGCAATGCCTCTAGCAACTTTTTTTGCTAGACCTTTCCCAGCAGAAGTGAATTTTCCTGCTGGCATAAATGTAGCTATTTCTCCAACTAAAGAGATAGCGTCTTGAAGAGACCATCCAGGAGAGTTTATAGCTAACTCTTCCCCATTTATAGTTATCGTTGGGTACGGGCCATCAATATTAACATCAAATCCTTCGTCAGCAAGAAGCATAGCCCTTTCCTTAACATCTGGATATAGCAAAGCATTAACCATTCCACCAAAACCACCCCTGTACTCGTTAAGGTTCTTTAGTCTTATTTTCGCAGCTTCATCAAGATCTTCAATACTAGGGGGCTTTTCAGATTCAAATTCCAGCCTTGATTGATATGACGGTATAACGCCTCTACGAACGCCTTCAAAATCCCTTCTCATAGCCTCTAACTCCTTAGAAGCAAATTGCTTGGCAGATCGTTTTACTTTATCTAAAAGAGGTATTTCCTCAGGAGAATCTCTTAGCTCTCCCAAGGCAGGTTGATTTGGGGTTTGCCTTGGTTCTCCCGTGCCGTAACGAGCAACATACTCGTCTACTAGTATTTTTACGTCTTCAGTATTGCCAGCATTTTCAGCTTTTATAATAGCCTGCTTGAGCTGTTCTTGAGTTACATCAGCCATGAGTAATTAATTTATAAAAATAAACTTTGTTATTTATCAGTGTATCTATCAATAATATTCTTGAGGACTTCATCATTCGATCCTTGCTTAGGAGTTACTGATTCTTCATCGCTTCCAGATTCTTTAAACTTAGAGTCAGCAATTTTTTTACCGTGGACAACTTTAGTGTACTCATATTGAAGTCTTTTTAAGTTTTCAACTAACTGTTTTTGACTCATGGATTGATCTACGCTTCCGCGAACGGCTTGCAAAAACTCAATTTCTCGTTCTGTAACATTACCTAGGGCACCCCCCGTAGGAGAAGCAGCTCTCATTGCATTAAGCTGATCAAAACCAATATTAGCTTTTATTGTATCTAAAAGAGATCTTAAATCGTTTGCTCTAGTTCCCCCAATATTTTTAAATACTTGACCAAAGACACCAGTTGTAAAGGATTCAGGATCTTCCGCTAATTCTATAGATCTTTGAATCTCGTCAAGCACAAGAACTGATTTATCTAATTTTGATTCTTCTTTTTGCTTGGCAGCCTCAGTAGCAGCAGCAATTTCCTTTTTTCGCTTTATGTCTTCAGGAGATCCAGGAATTGGGTCCATTCTGAATGTACCATCTGCGAGTTTTACTAACTGCATTCCTGGAGCAATAGGGCCAAACTGTCCTTCGCCTCCTACGTTTATTGTAGTTCCAGATTTCTTTGAATTCTGAAATTCAATAAAAGAGATTGGTTTTTCTCCAGGAGGTAAAGTTCGTTTATAATATTCGTAATCTTCTATACTAACAGAAGGTTTTGGGTCAGCCTTAGGTTCGGCTTCCAACCTTTTAACATAAGCACCAAAAATCATGCCTGGATTTGCCTTTATTGCATCACTAATTCTTTTCTGCTGTTCAGGAGTAAGTTCTCTATCGCCAGTTAATTGACTCAATGCAAAAATATCGGCTTTGGTCATTTGCTCAAGCTGAGCAGCAGCTTTATCGGCAGCCCTATTAGCAAGACCCATTGCTTGGGCGTACTTTAAAGTTTCTTCAATAGGAACATATTTAGACAACTCTTCAGCGGTGACACCAGCAGGAACAAATTGATTATTTTTATCGCTTTCAATTATTTGATTTAAAAGTTTAATATTAAGTTCCTTTTTTTCCTTCTTCTCGATATTATCTTTACGCTTCTCAAGACCTGACTGAATAGCATTAAATATTCCCTGATTAGCCTGAGCTTTAATGGCAGCTATCTGTGGAAGTGCTGAGTAATCTCTGCGAAGTGCGTTAAGATTTAATGGAGTTCTTGATTTAAGTGCCATAGTTATATTACTTTTAATTTTTAGTCTCCAGAGCTAGTTAGCTAATTCCAAGTTTTTTCTTGCCATACCCAATACCAAGATCTAAAAGACCTCCAACAACTGGGCCAGCAAATTCAGCAGCAAGTTGCTTGTCTCCTGAATCTCTAATTGCTTCAGATCTTTGAGTATTTTGTATTAAGCTTAATCTGTTACCTATATCTGTTCCAAAAACATTAAGCAAAACATTAGGATCTATTCCAATGTTAGGAGCTATTTGACTATAAATACCACCCTCAATATCTGCCATTAGCCCAGCAGTAGCTCGTTGCTGACCAAGAAGATTACTTGCAAGCTGTAGGTTTACGTTCTTCTGTTCAGCTCGCTGCCTTCCAGCAAGCATTTTACTAATGTTTCCTAGACCTCGTCCTCCAGATACAGCTTGTCCGTAACCAGCTTGAGTTGCATCACGATCTTCAAGGAAAGACAATGGCCCCATTAGTCTTTCAGCTTCTAGTCCCTGCATTTCAGACCTGCGAGCAAGTGATTGCATCAGTGGGCTTTGAGCATCACGTACTGCACCAGTAATTTGGCCGTAAAGATCAGTAGCAAATCCTGCTTGCTGAGGAGCAATCTCTCTATCTAATGCTATTACCTCTTCGGCGAACTCTTTAGGTGCTCCAGATTTTATTTGGCTTACAGCTTCTGGGAAAATATCCTGCAACTGCCCTGGAGTAATCTCTCCTCTTTCAGCAAATGCAGCAATTAAACCAGTAATGCCAGATGTCTCAAGTATTTCGGTAATCTCACCTGAAGACAACCCATTGCCACCTCCAATATTTACTGAAACATTACCTCCAGCACCACCTTGACCTCCAGCAGAACTAACATCTGTACTTACTGGGCCTGTTGTAACTGCACCACCAGTAAGGGTTGTTGCTCCAGTAGTAAGCGAAGTATCTCCAGTGGACACGTCACCTCCATAAAGGTCACCTCCAGTTAATGTACTGTCACCCCCAGTTAATGTTGTGGCTCCTGTACTAACAGTAGTATCTCCACCAGTAAGGGTTGTGTCTCCTATTTCAGAAGTAGATGAAGCGTCTGAGGTGCCACCTGTTGCGGTAGATGAACCCGTCTGGGTTGTGTCGCCAGAAGATACAAGCATCCCATTTTCGTATTGCTGCCCGTCAAATTCTCCTGTAAAATTAGGATCAAGTCCCTCATCTGTAAGTCCGTTTAATTCTGCGTCTGTCATATTTACTGGCCCCACTACGTCTTGTTGATTTCTAGACTCTAAACCTAGTGCATTTGCTAAATTTCTAATTCCAACTCCTTGATTAATTAATTCTTGGGCTTTTTCAGCCATTCCTTCTGGAATAAAAACACCAGAACCTGGGGGAAACTCCAGCCATCCACCACCACCAGTTGTTGTTTCTGGCAGGTCAATTCCTTCACCAGTTGCAGGATCTCCTGAACTAATTCCACTGCTTTCAGTACTACTATCAGTATTGGTATCGCTATTAACATCGGTAGTATTGGTAACAGTTTCATTGTTCACAGGAGCGCCTGATTCGTCCACAAATACTGGAACAAACCCTGGAGTTCTTGTGCCTATAATATCTTGTCCTGACTGCCTTCTTATTTGGTTAATCCTTATTAGTTCATCAAGGGTAACAACCCTTGAGTTTTCTCCATATCCAATTCTAACTCCTGGAACTATTCCTATTTGTTCACCCTCTTCATTACGTTTAACAATATTAACTGGCTCACCTGATAATTCCTCCCCCTGCATTTCTGGGCCTTCTGGCTCACCCAGTCCACCAGCAACATCATAAACCCAGTCAGGTAAACCATCGGGCAAGACTCCGTACCGAGCCATTATGTTATTAATTGCTATTCTGGCTTGCATTATCCCCTCTGCACCCAATGGTGCACCACCAGACATACCTTGTAATCCACCAGGGCCAAATGGATCAGGCCCTGCTCCAGTATTTACTGACCAAGCAGATCCTTCTCCTGGGCTTTGAGGGTATATACCGTAGTTTATATCTGTCTGTGGAAAATACATTATCCTTCTAGTGTTTGTACTCTAGCTTCCAAAGCCTCGATCTTAGCTACAGCTTCTTGCAGTGCTGCGGTCAACAAAGGTACTAGTTTAGATTGGTCGATGCGTTGCAAAATCATATCACCATTTTCATCGACTGCATCCTTATCTCCTTTTACGGCCTCTGGAACTTGAGACTGCACTTCATGCGCAAAGAACCCATCTAAAGTGGTGTCTGGATCATGGTCAAAGTTGAAACGATAAACAGGTATTTGTTTGATTCTATCAATTCCATCAGATACAGGAATTACGTTTTCTTTAATTCTATAATCAGATGCACTATTTATGCTAACAGTAGTAGAGCTATCAATGCTAATATCACCAGCTAAAGTAGATGCCGCAGTTCCTCCAGCACCTGTGTAGTAAAAAGCTACAACGGCATCCGTAGTATTTCTTGCAAAACGAGCAGCATGATTTCCCATACGACTAACACTTAATGTGGAGCCGTCGGCGTTCTGATCTTCTATCAGACACCCGTGAGTATCGTTTTGAAGACCAGGGAAAGATCCAGTGCCAGTAAGATTCATGTACACTTGAGATGTATTTCCAGTTCCAGCACCAAAGGTTACGTTCCCAGTAGCAGTAAGTGTTGTTCCTGTAATTGCAGCAGCCGTAATGTTACCAGCATCAAAGTTTCCAGAAGCATCACGGTAAACTATTGTACTTCCTACGTTTGAATTAGTAGCATTAGACGTTACAGTAAACGTGCCACCTTCTGAGCTAACGCTACCACTAATACCATTGCCAGCAGTAGCGCCAGCAGCTACATATGGGCCAGTGGTATCTGTAGCCAAAACAATTCCGTTTGTTGTATTGAATCCAGATATGGATATATTCCCTTTGGTTAGCTTTCGTTGATTGCCAACACTGTCTACTACAACAAAAAAGTCTCCATCGCCATCAGTGGTAGAAGTAGAAAGCTCATTTAAATTCAAAGAAATTGTAGGAGATCCACCTTCAGAAGAAGAACTTCCGTCCAGTCCACTTCCAGTTGCGATGGTAGCAACGTAGTTTCCAGTAGTGTCTGTTCCTAGTGCTACAGAATTTGCAGAAACACTTGCAGCTTCAACATTCAAAGCATTAACAAACGACTGAGTAACCCTCGCATCTATTGCTGAGTTTGCCCTAGCTGATGTGTAATACAGGTTTGCTGCTTCAGCTATGTCATCCGTGTCAAGAACCACTGCACCAGTCTGCGTATTGACGCTCGTTACAGGAGAGCCTGAAGCGGTAAAGCTAATTACTCCAGTTGAGCTATTGTAGCTAATGTCTCCGCTTGCAGATATAGAACTCCTTGCCCTAGCCGTAGTAAAGTATTGATTAGAACCCTCTGTAACATTATCAGTGCTTAACGATATGTTAGATGTTCCATCAAAACTAACGCCAGCAATGGTACGAGCAGTCTGAAGAGCTGTTGCTGTACTTGCATTACCAGTAACATTTCCGATAAGATTGCCAGTTACATTAGCAGTAATGCTTGAGGGCAGACCAATAGTTAGAGTGTTCCCCGAAACCGAAGTTGTTACTTCATTAGTGGTTCCAACAAAGTCAACTAGCTCTCCAGGTAAAATTGCATGATCGGTGCCAGTGTCTGCACCAAGGCTCCATCCTCCAGTTGCACTAACCTGAGAGTCAACATACGCAGTTGTAGCAACCTTAGTACTGTTGTCTCCTGATGATTGAGTAGTAGCGACTACACCATTAGCTAACACGGATGAAGCGTTTATCGTTCCCGTGATATTGCCTGTTACGTTACCAGTTAAATTGCCAGTTACATTAGCAGTAATAGAACTAGGCAAACCAATCGTAACAGTTTGTCCAGAAACAGTAGTTTCAATTTCATTGGCAGTCCCTGCTAATGTAAAAGTTTGAGTTGAAAGATCAACTGTACCAGTGCCAGTCCCTCCAGCTATTCCAAGAGTCCCTGATCCTGATTGGCTGTCAACATAAGCCTTGATGCTCTGCTGAGTAGCAAGGGATGTAGCAGAATTTGAGGACATATTATCCTCGTCCAAGATTGCTACTTCAGCAGGAGCAGCCGATCCACCTGAAACATTGCCAAGAACCTTGTAATTTGCTAGGTTTTCTATCTTAGCCTTAGTAACATTGCTGTCGGCAATAAGAGAGGTGGTGATGTTGGCAGCAGCAATTTTGGCACTGGTTACATTACCATCTGAAATTTTAGCAGTAGTAACTGCACCAGTAGCAATCTTGCCAGTAGCAATCCCTAGATCCTTAACAATGATTGCCCCAGAGCCTGATTTTTGAGTAGAGATTCCATCTACTGCTCCTGCGGCAAACTCAGCATCATTAACTGCATTGTTTAAAGAACTTGCTGTTACCTGATCTCCGTTAGCAAATGTGTTTCCTGTTGTAAGTACTGCCATTATTCTGCCTTATCTAAACTTCTAAATGATGTAGCTCCAGCTACCTTTAATGCTCTTAATCTAGGTCTTCCCTTAGTTGTTGTCAATTTAAACTGTAATCCGTAAGCTCTTCTGTTTCCAAATCTGCCCCTTAATGAGACATCTTCATCAATAGCAAGAGGAGATCCGTTAAGATCACTAATGCTGCTCAGGTCTATTATATCATCAATATTTTCTGTGATTGCTTCCAGGTCTGCATCTGAAGTATTATCTTCACTAGATTGAATATGCAAATCAAAATTGTTCCACTTTTTGCGGTCTAAAGAATTAAGATTAAACATCCTAGTAATAACTGAAGAGGAAACTTGAGAGTCAGAAACAGTACCACCTACTTGGGCTATGTACTGATCCCTGTCATCAGATCTAGCCTCGTACTGATGAACTCCACCGTTACGATTTATTGCGTACACTGAACGCCTATTTCCCTCGCCAGCAACAGTTAATTCACTGTACTCCCAGTCAGGGTCATTAATACTGTCTATAGATTCCCATTGCTTATTCAGGAAGTTGTAAATAAGCAAAGCGTTATTAGTGGTGCTATTATCAAGGGGTACAGCCAAATAGTACCTGTTATCAAAGTAAACAGACTTAGCTTTACTTGCGTAAGCCTTATTAATTCTCTTAATAGTTCCCTCAATTGAAGCTGATAATGGAACATCTTGTCCTCTAAGATTGTACAAATCAATAAAGTTTAATCCATAAACTCCATTGTCAGATAGGAATACTATACTGTTTCCTATCTGCTGTACACTATCCCTAGCTAAACAGCCAACTTCATTAGTAATTAATTGAGATGCTGAACTTTTTAAGTCTAGGCTGTTGGAAACAATATGTATGCTATTGCGGCTAAAGACCACCAGTTTGTCATCCGAAAATGAATGAAAGCCTACAATGAAATCAGCCGCACCAGCATTAAACCTGAACTGTCCATAAATTCTGTCGTAAGTATCTGCATCAAGTATATCCGAAAACAGAGCCTCATCCACAATATTTCTGTCAGTAACAACAGCAGATCCAGTTGTTCCTGTTACATCGTACTGGTAAGGAACAATCAATCTACGCTGATGGTAAACTCCAAACTCAGGAGCAGGCATATGAGTAAACCCAAGACCTTGAGATGTTTTCTTACTGTAATGATTGTTGTGAGAAGATTGGTCGTCGTACTGAGCGTAAAAAGTAAACGTGTTAGCATCGGGAACACTGGCAATAGTGTAGGAATCCCCGACTACCAGCTGGTCGGAAGACTCAACTATAACAACAACTTGCCCAACAGATAGTCCATGAGCAGTAGAGGTTACGGTAACTACTCCATCTGAAATAACAGTATTAGCTCCACCGTCTCCTAGTCTAACTGGTTGGGTGTAATCACCATTCCCTACAAGAGAAAATGCAGGAGAAGAAATATCTCCATCCCACTCCATCGCAATATCTCCTTTGCGGAATATGTACAACTTGTTAAACGCTTGAATTACTGTGCTTCCTTCAGGAACAGTTTCTCCAGCAGGATAACTAAGCGTTACGGTAGTAGATCCTGAATCAGCAGTCTTAACAAGAACAGTGCTGTTGGTAGCTACGCAAGCTACGTAAGACTCAGAATCATTATTAGGATCTGAGAACTCGCAAGAAGCTTCAATAAAGTTACCAGCAGTAGAATCTATTTTCATGCCAGTAACAGTCATAGTTCCTGTAGGAGCGCTATCCAATCCAGTTACGGTGTAGGTAATGGTATCGGAATCAACTACTGTTGCAATAAAATTACCATTAGGATTTATTAATCCAGTGTAGCTTAACCCACTAACATTTACTCCTGTACCATCAATAATTCCATGAGCAGATCCAAAATCTACAGTAACAATATCTCCAGCTCGACTATAAGAGCTAACAGCAGGAATTGATTCGTACAGATAAAACGGTAAGGTAAAAACGCCAGCAACAAAGGGAGATGAAAATAATTCAATACCTTTTCTTGGTTGCCACTCACCGTTCAAATCCATACGTCCATTATTAGATTCAGTCAAAATACCTGGACGCAACTGATCTGGCCTTAACTTATTGTTAAAACCCGTGAACCCTTGATCTAGGTCTTCTGCTATTCGGTTATCTAAATTACCGTATGAACTATATCTTGCCATTTAACAATTCCAAGCTCTTCTGCTCCAGTAGTTCGCAGACAGTTTATTACTCTTACCCTTAATCCCACCTGACCTAGCACAATAACTCTTCTTACGTGCAGGGTTACTTTTCTTAATGCTCATGTTAGCATCGCCAAAACGTACAATCTTCTCCTTGCCACCCTGACAGGCTTTCACAACGAACTTCTTCCCACCAGACACTTGTCTTTTAGGAACGTTACACTTCATGCTTTTCTTATTTATTGCCACGCTTTACCGCCTTTACTCTTCTTGGTTTACCTGCTGGTTGTCCCTCTTTCCTTTGCCACCTTTACCGTAGCCCAAGCATGGCTACTAACTCTGATGTCATTATTTTTTACCAATTTCCTTTATTATTTTAAAGATAGAAAGACCCATAAATATTACAGTGAACGCCGATGCTACAACAGATAGCACTTGGTCTGTTCCTGCTAGGGCTAGACCTGCTCCCGAACCTAGCACACCTATTACTGATCTTTCTACCATGTCTTTCACTTGTCTAAATTTAAGTCGTATTAGCGTGTCAGTAAATCACCGTTCGGTGAATCACCGTTAGGTGAAGACCTAAAGCTCGCTCCTGATGACGATTTTTCACTCACTGAAGATCCTCTTATTAAGCTCCCGCTGTCCGAAGTACCAACCGCCATAAGCAAATGCAATCGTAAAGATTTGCTGAAGGATGACACTCCTGTACTCATCCGGTGAAGTAAAGTATACGTAAGCAGCTATGATGTGTGCCGCTATTGCCAGAGTGGGGCGAACCCCGCTCTTGAATGCGTACAAGAGAATAAGCACCCACTTCTGTAGCGGTGATTCAGCAATCTTGCTCACCTCAATCAAGGCTCCTGACTCGGCTGTTGCGGCTTTCTGTGATGCCTGAAAGTCTTCCGAGTCCATCTCAACAGTCTTAGCATCAATCTGGAGCTTCGCCATAGCCATGTCGATCTCCGCTTTGGCTTTCATCCCCTTGATTTTCAGCCATCCAGATATGCCAGATCCAAGGAGTCCTATCAATCCTCCTGATCCTGCATTTGCTAGTGCTTCTAACCAACTCATGCTTCCTTACCCTTTTGATAAACCTTGCCACCGATACCAGCACCGAGAAACATAGCACAGATTCCTGTAAGTTCTATCAGGTTAGCACCTAAGTGCAGACCCGCTATACCTATATAACCACTTATTGCGATACATGCCCACATACCAATGCGGATGCTGCTGGGTTTTCCTGTTTTTTCGTTCAGTGAGTTCATAATTCTACTGTAATAGCCCGATCCCAGAGGAGGCCGAGCGGGTTAGGGTGGCGGTGCCGACCGAAAACTCGTATGCGCCTATATCCCATGTCCCCGATCTCGATACTCCGTCAATGTCGGTGTTGTAGAGCGCTCCTATTGACGAGTCTCCAGAATCTATTGCTGGTGAGCCTGCTTGTAGTGATGGCGAGGGCAGAGCGTTGACTAATGGGTCTGCCTCGGTGGAGTTCGCTCCGTAGTTTCTGGCCGCGACCATAGCCGACAACGACGTGTAGGACGTGCCGCCAAAGTTGAATTTGTTGGTCGCCGATCCATCGTAGACATTGTAGTCCAACTCGTTATCCGCAATAGCTCCGTCGTCGTCGTCGAATATGAACACGCCGCCACCTGAGTTGGTCTGCTCGAAGATGTTGTTTTTAATATGCACCGATCCGGCTTTCTGTGAAGTCGCCGTTTGCACTCTTAGCATTACGCCGTCCGTCCGGCCAATGTAATTATTATAAACATAGACATCGTCAACCCCCTTGAGGACTATGTTGGCCCCGCCAAAAGTGTCCATGTCCACGCCGTTGACCGTGCCGCTTTCAAAATAGCATACATTATTCCAGATATGGACCTCGTCAACTGGATCAGTATCGCCCCACCCCTCAAGGAATATGTTCTGGGTGTGGTTGCGGATCACATTGCTATATACCCGAGCAAAGGAGACATTGGAATATCCGTCAACATCCGATCGAATGAACTGAATACCGTCTGGATGGACCGCAATGTAGTTCGTATCCAGATTGTCGTATATATCATTACCATTAATAGTAAAATACTCGCCATGTATGTCTATCCCGTCCGCCGCATTGTCGTGTATGTCGTTGTTCGATATGATAATCCCGTTCGCGTAAGTTGAGTCCGATGAGTGACCAGCCGCTACATTAACCCCTTTTCGCGTTGCGTAGATTTCGTTATTGTCCACAAGCATCCGGTTTCCGTTCCGGATGTACACGCCGGACATTGATCCGCTCGAAACTGCTGGCGTGTGGATAGTGCAGTTCTGGACCGTTCCTTGGTCAACATTAGTGAAATCTATTGCGTGAAACCCCTCGGCCCATCCGGTGACGATCAATCCGTCTATGGTAATCCCGTCAGCATTCGCATCTATCCTGCCCGAAAGGGTTGGCGAGTCTCCAGCGTTGTTGATTATCGTTAGGTTTGCAACATCTATTGTCAGATCCTCCGAATAGGTTCCTGAGTGGACAATGATCGTGTCAGAGGCGGAAGCAGCTGTTTCAGCCGCTGAAATGGTGGAATAAGTTTGACCGCTACCGACATGCAAATCGGCAGCTATAAGTCTGCCTAAAAGCAGCAGCGCAATAAAAGTTAAATTAAAGATCCGCATAAGATCTCGTTGATCCAGTGTTGTATAGCCACGACACCTCATCTGTAGTCATAACTCTGTTATAACAGGCTAAAAAGTCGATTTGGGTGTCCTGAGCAGTTGAGTTCCCTCCGAGATACGTGGTATTGCTAAAATCAACGTAGGTTCCCGCCGTAGAGCCGTCAGAAGTCCCATCTACAAACACCTCTACCGTGTCTGTTGACGCAGTGAAATTGACTGTTATTGTATACCATGTTGATGTTGCAGGGACGATTGCCGTATCGTGAACGACATCACCCATCTCAACTCTAATCCCCGCCGTTATCCAACGCACATAAACAGCGCCGCCGTGACTACTAAAAATATAGTCCCCATTGGTGATTGATCCAATCCCCTGAAAGCGAATTGTAAATGAAGCGTCCGAGTCAGTGGCCATCCATGAGTTGGACAGGCCCGTAACGCTCCAGTTCGCTGCTGGCGAGTCGTCTGACACCCCGTATCCACTAGCATATGTCGGAGTACCGCTTGCAGATAGGTCATGCGTTCCAGAGTTGTGCTGGTTTATGAGATCGGCGGATGTCCCACTCGTGCTCATGTCGTACCAAGCAATGAGGCTAGTCGTTCCCGGCGAGCCTCCCCCGCTGGCCTCGGTGACTGTCTTCCACTGGCTCACCCTCGTTAAACTCTGGCTGAACGCGAGCGCTGTTATATTGATCGCTAGTAATACGTAGATTAGTTTCTTCATTGCGTTATTGTAGTAGTCCTATTCCTGAACTTGCGCTGCGGGTTAGGGTGGCGGAGCCGGAGGGGGTTCCAGCTCCGTATTCGTAGGCTCCTCTGTCCCACGTGCCGTCTACTCCTCTGGTCTCGCCAAGCATATCCGTAGTGTACGGGGAACTTAATGTTGTCCCTGCCCAACTTGCTGGAAATGTTCCACTGAGGGTAAAGTCGCCGCCCGCATAGTCGGTAAAAACAGTTGAGGTTATCAGAACCTCATTAGAGCCACTGTTGGTTACGTCGTAAGCGTTGTAATTATCAGTCCAGTTGGTGCTACCGCTGATGTTGCTAGAGTACCAGATATTGTTTGAGACTAGGTTGTCAGAGCCACTGTCGATAAGAATGTTTCCAGAACCAGATTCATTGTCGTGGTCGATTATCGTGTTGTTGTAGAATCTGAGACCAGTGACATCCCCTCCGGTGCTGTTGTGGTTGATTATGCCTGATACTGAGTTCTGCCCATAGTCGGTTGCCGCCCACTCCTCCCAAAACAAGTTCCCGTAAATTCTTATATTGCTACAGGCTCCAGACATGAAGATTACTCCAGAACCGTTTATGTTCTTAAATGTATTGTACCTTATATCCCATTCAGTGGATGTGCTGAGTCCCATGTATATCGCCTGCCCATGGGCCGTTGCAGTAGAGTGCGACTCTTTAAAGTAGTTGTACTCAAGCACATTGTTGTCGGAGTTTGTCCAGATAACGCAATCCCTCTTCCATGCGTGTATGTAGCAATACGCTAGCGTCTTGAAGTCCCCTCCAACGGATCGTATCCCAGATTGCGAGTCGCCAGTGGCAACGGAAGCCCCCTGTGTTGATGTAACCTCTATGTGCTTCAGCGATATGTAGTCTATCGGAGAAGACTGCATATTTATGCCGTGCTGCCCATCTGTTGTAGATGTCAACTCTACCTTAAAGCCGTGCGCGGTTACACTGCCGTCCCCATCTCCAACGACTCCATCAATATCCCAGTAGCCCGTCAGTATATCCCATACCGTAACTGTGCTAGTAAATGTCGCCACGCCATCCCCGTAGGTGGAATTCCATCCGGTTTCCGTCCCGTGCGCTGATTCGGTTGCCTTTTTTATGTATATGTAAGTAGTCCCATCCTCTGCGTCGTTGAAATCGTAGTTGGTGTAAGTCCCATCCGCTATGTAGTAGGTATCGCCACGGGTTAGCGTGGATGGAAGATCGTCCCACGCATCCGTCCAGCTAGTTCCATCCAGAGCGCCAGTGGCTCCGTCCCTTATGTAGTGATCTGCCGACCACAGTGGGCTAATTACAAGACAGGTCAGACTAATGAAGAACAGCTTGTGCATACTTTTTTCTAAACGATTGTAAAGTGCTGGCGTTGGTCCACTGAATAGTCACAGCAAGGGCGAGAGACCCAGTTGAGTCCTCCGTGGCCGAATTTGCTATCGCTGCGAATATGCGCCCCTCGTCGGTGTTTGCGTCCCCTAGACCAGTGGTTGCAGATGGAGACGGAACCATAACTTCCCCACTCATCCACTGCGATGAGGTTGAACCCAAAGCGCTGACCCGCACCTTCATTGAAAATGGGTATCTTGTTGCGCTGTTGCTAACGGCTGATGACGTGTCCTCGTATAGCGTTGTAGCTCCTAGCTTCACCCTGAGAACAAAAGACTGCGATCCGTTGTTTTGAAGAATGTCGCCATAGATGGAAAGCTCTACTGTTTTATCAGTAGACAGATCACCAGCCCCTATGGTGTAGCTGTAGAGAGTCGTTTCCGACGTAGTGTTCGTTATGTCGGTTTCGGATGTCGAACGCTCCTCAATTACTGGACCGCTTCCACCGCCACCTACACCAAGCTGGACATCCGTACCAGCATCGTTAGTAAACCAAAGCTCGTTTGGCGTAGCTGTTTTCACCCAAATCTGCCCGTAACCGTCAACGTCAGGCGCATTCGCTTCAGCTTGCTCTAGTAGTGAGAGCGTCCCGGTAAATGTAGGAGAATCTGAAACACTTACCACTGTGTTGGCGTTCGTGGTGTCCACGCCTGTAGCGACCAGCACCTGTCCAACGTCAACAGTAGTAGATGTATTAAGCCCTGCGCCAAGGTCGTCTCCCGATGCGGGGAACACCTGTAGAATATTAGCCCCGTTATTGTACACCGTCTGCTTGGAGCCTTTGGTGAATCCCGCTAGAACTACAGCGTCATTAGCGTTAGCCACCGTTGTGATGTCGTTGATCTGTGCAGTGAGTGCCAGCCCACCACCCTGTGTTTGCGTGGTACCAGCCGTAAGCTCTGTATCGAGGTCCGAAACCAAGGAGCCTGTCATTGCCACTGAACCATCCTGAACGATAAAGTCCTGATCTGTAGTAGCTGTGTTAATCTTCGCAGCGGTATCCCACTCTGAATCAAGGGTAACGCTTTGGCTGTATACGGATGCCGCAACAGCAAGAGATGATAGTAATGCTATTAGTTTTTTCATGTTATTAAGGTGTGTATGCTGCTGCGTAAGTCGTGAGATCCGCAATGGACATCGTTTCATTGGTTAAAGCTGTGTCTAGGGCTGCTCCGTCTGCTAGGTTAAAGGCTGCTGCGTCGAAGAAGATATAGTCCACAAAGGCATTGAACTCGGTATCGTTGTCGTTGTGCCCGTTCGCATTTGCTGCGGTAATCAACTCAGCATTAAAATTGGCCCAAGTGAGATTCCCGCCAGCAGCAGTAGACCCCAGTAGAATCCTGTACCCTGCACGAGTAAGCATCAGCCCCTCGTTGATCATCTGGAGGCCGAGCGTCCTCATTAGTCTACAAACTCAGTTGACTGGATTACCGCGGCGGAGCTTACCTGAATGAACTTGGCAGCAGCAGCAGCATTCTTGCTTAGAACAATCAGTCCCTGCTCTTTTACTAGCAAATGCCCATTGCTGGCTGATGGGGTACTACCGTCAAACGTGACCCATACGTTGTTGTCCTGAATGTCTATAACAACGTAGTCAGTGTCCGTGTGGAAAGCCGCAAAGGAGACTGCTGATCCAGCTACTGCCAGATTCTCTGGAGTGCCGTTTGGATTCGGGTTCCCGATGTATAAATTTGAGGTTCTTGAGTTCATTATCTAGATTGGTTGGAGACGTATGTATTAAATCGTTTTTTGACCGTGTTGTTGTTCATTACTTGGTCAGTCTTTTCTAGCTCATTAGCTAGGTACTTGTTAGCTACTTGCTCTTCTGCCAATGCTTTGTCGTGCTGACCATCCATTCTTAAGAAGTCAGCATAAACACTGTGAGCAACGTAGTAAAAAAATTCTAAAGGAATCTCCTGTGTGCTTTTATCACCATCAAGATCCCAGGTGCTAGGAATGTCAGTTAGCTCTTTCTTGTACGTAACAAACGCAGAATCAGCATCTGAGGTTGTTAGGTTAAGGATGTGAGCACCATCTGACTGTACAAAAAATTCAAACTCTAGTGCAGAGTTTCTGACAAATGGTTGAGTTCTGTGAATGCGTATAAACTCAGCAATGTCGTTCTTGTCTGTTTCAGTAAAAGCAACCACAGAACTAGCTACTGTTCTACTTTCACCAACAACCAAGTATCTAGGCCACATTGGAGTAGCCTGATACGCTTCGTACATTCTGCGTTTAGCAAAATTAAGAAGCTGAGTCTTTTCGTTGGTAGTAAACGAAGATACACCAGCTAACGCCGATATTAAATCGTATAAGTCTCTGTTGTACTTTACTTGCATTAAGCTTTATTAGGACTCAACTCAGGGAACTTTTTGTTAAAATATCGTAAGAACTCTCTACTGTTTACAGTATCGTGTCCGTACTTGTTTACTAATCTAAAATAATCACGAGCAGGCATATTAGCTACGCACTTACCTAGAATAGGATGGGTCTTACCGACATTAGTCTTTGCTTCTTTAGCAGCTTGATTAATTCTATCTTGCTCCTTTGCTTTCTCCATCTTGAATCCAGTTTGGATTTCTTTCAAGAATGCAGCGTTCACTTCCCCATCCGAATATCTTGGTAGCTTAGTAATTATTTCCATATTTTAAAAAGGGGAGGCCAGGTTTGGCCCAACCTCCCCACACATTACACAATAAAGCAAAGTTTACGCAACTTCTTCGATCTTGCCGTGAGCCTGTGGGTGGTAAACACCGAGGGTCAAAGCGCAATCAACGTAGCCACGCTCACCACCACCCTGATTCGGGAGGCGAGTCGATCCCATCGGGATAAGCTCGTGGATGCCGTAGTACTCAGGATTGAGCAAGTAAGCGTAGTCCTTGTTGGTCGTGTCAGGCATACAGTCAGGATTGCCATTAACAATCGAGATCATGCCGTGATCGGACTGATAGAACTCAACACTAAGCTTGATCTGAGCTGAGTCACCGTTGTAATTAACGGTACGAACGCTGTCTGCATCAGTTCCGCTTACGCCAGCAGTGCGAGCGAAGTCAGAGATAATGCGACGAACAGCCGTGTCAGCAACCATCGTTAGGTTGTTGCTTGTTCCAGTTTCGCGGAAGATTGAGGTAATCAGGTTGTTTAGAACCGTTTCCGTAAAAGCACCTTCAGCGGCAGAATGAATGCTGTCAGCAGGAGTACGGAATCCAGCAGGAACATCAGAAGGTCCAGCGGAATCAATCCAGTCACCAAGACCACGCAAAGCGTAAGCAGTGCTAGATCCGTCTTCAGCAGCGCGATCTTGCGTACCACAAAGGGTAGCTTCGATGTCACGCTTTAGCTCACGGATAGACTTAGCTTCAGCTTGAGCGACTTTAGCAGGCCCAACGCTGTCAACAGCTTCCTGAAGATCAGAAACTTGGTAGTCGCGGCGGAACTTTTGGATGTAGTTTCCAAGACGAGCGCGGCCTGCAAACTGATCGGTGAACGTAGTAACGTCAGCACCTTCGCGGATGCCAGCAGTTGAAGGGGCAGACAATGCGTCTACAGTCCACTCAACGAATGTTGCGGATGCTTTCTGCTTGGAAGCAGAGGAAAGGACTGGAGTTTCTTCAGGAGCGAGGATGGTCAAGACGTCAGTCAAGTCTTCGCGATTGGAAACACCAGAACCAGGATTAGTTGTATCGTATGTATTTGAGAATGCCATTTTATTTTCTAGCTAATTGTTTGGTTCGTAATGAAATGAAGTCATCTTTATTGCCACTTTGTTTAAAGCGTGAAGATAAATCCTGTAGTACTTTAGACGATTTTCGTTGACCCTGTTCTGGCATAGCAGAGGAGGGAACGGAGCTTTTCGGGGGATTAATCTTGGGCTTACCTGCTTTCTTAGTAGGAGTACTGGGTACAGTCTTACGAGCGTACATACTGTCTACTGCGTGAGCAAGCATATATGGAAGTTCTGCTCCTAGCACTGGGTATTGTTTGTATACCTTCTGCAAGTCTTTGTTTGCAGCAATGCCAAGGAATGCCTTCCTGGTCTCATTATCCTCTTCCTTCAACCATTGGAATTCCTGAAGAGCTTTAGTGCCAAGTTCCTTTTTCAAGGATTCAGCAGTTTCGTTCCTCTGAACTTTCTTTAGTTGATCGGGAAGATAAAGATCCCTAGATTTACGAGCGTTCTTCAAAGCAGATCTTACCTCTGCTTTAGTCATCTTCTTACCATCTAGCTCAGTAACATCGTCATGAGCGGAGTAATCGTCTGATTCAAATAAAACATCTTCAGCCCATTCGATAATATCACTTATCTCCTTAGCCTTTTCTTGTAATGACTTAATATCCTTAACGTCATCAAACGGATTGTCTTGGACTTCTTCCGTTTCGCGTTTTAAAGGATCTTGTTGTAGTGATTGCTTTACTTTCTCAAGCTCTTCCTCTGCTGCTTTGCGTTTAGCCGTAAGTTCGCCAAAGCGAGCTACAGCTCTACTACCAAGCTTTTCAGCAAGATCTTTAAGCTCATCCTCAGATAAATCATCTAAGTTGTACTGTGAAAGAACATCTTCAGTCTCTTCTTCAGAAGATTCGTTTTCAGTTTCCTGAATAACTTCTTCTTCGGATTCAACCGCTTCTTCTAGGATTTCTTCCTCTTGAACTTCCTGAGTATCCTCAGCAGGTTCTCCCTGAGTCTGTCCTAAGCGTTGGATGGCAAAATCCTCCGCTGTTATATTTCCGACTGAATTTTGTTCGGTTTCAGCGTCAACCGTGATAACTTCGTTAGACATGATTGTTTCCACTCCTTAACGCCGAGCGATGGCGAAGCCTGATTATAGCACATCTTTTTTATGCTACAGGACAGATGAAAATTTCTTTTGTAGACCCTGCCAGTCAACCATTTGCAGAATCTGATCGTAAGTAATTATCCGTCCCGAAAGTTGTTGAAGCTTGTCTGTGTCAGCTTCGTGCATATCAGCTATACACTCTTCTCGAAGAGCGTTAATAAGCTGAATGAATCTTGCAAAATGTTCGTGGTGGGATAGGGTCTTTAGGTCTTCTTCTATGTTCATTGCTGTTGCATATTCTGAGTCTGTACCCCTCCCATTTGTGCTGGTTGTGTCCCAATCCTACCTATTTGCGCGTTCTGTGATTGCTGTATAGCGAACTGATATTGTCCAGCGTATTTCTGAAGACGAGCAGCAAAAGCCTCATCTTCTTGTAAACGCTTTTGGACATCAGGCTGCTGGCTGTACTGCTGAACAACTTGTAAAGCCGCTTGAGCACCGCTTGGACGCGCTGGAACTTCGATACCTGCATAAATTTTAGATAAGTCATCTGTAATATCCTTAAGTAGTTTTTCCTGTGCAACCTCAACGGGTTCAAGAATCCCGTCAGCCAGTACTGGATCAACTGAACCTGCTATCAATGTTAGCAAGTTGTCTACATTTATCCTTCCGTTGCGATCTAACTGTAGAAGGGAAACCATTTGATTTAGTTTGTTTTCCTGTTTCTCTGGGTCTGTGTTCAGAACATCGTAACTAATTGTAACATCGAAGTTCTCATCAGCGTTCCCCTTGTTAAACGTCTGCGGATCAGGTACACCAGTAACCCTAAAAAATATCTGGTCAGGGCCGAATCTCTGGAAGCAACGGTAGCACTGCGATATAACCTCAGCGGAATGGCTAAGGAACTTATCTACTAAAAACTGCTTCCTAATCTGTGAGATTGGAGATACTTCATCTAAGCCAACAAGTCTATCTGCTTGCTGCTCCATTGTGTTCTCCATCTCAAGTGAACCCTGGTTGTACGGAGGCGTAGGCCCAAAGTCTATGTCGCCTTTACGACGATAAGGAACGTACCTTCCTGGACCCCAGTCCGTAGGAGCCTGTCCTACTGGGTGTAAAATTGGAGGGACGGTGGCAAGGCTATTCCTGTCGATACGGCTATCACGTTCTATCTTGACTTGTTGCTGTATTCCTTTGAGTAGACTTGGGACAGTCATCGTGTCGTACAGTCGCTTGCTGTCTTCAGATAGCTTAGTAACTACTACTGGGTAATCTTCGTAGCCATTAAGCAACTCGAACTTTGCGAACCCAGGAATGTCACCATCACCACTGAACTCCTTGTGGAATACTGTGCAGTATATCCCTTCAGAGCCGTCCTCCTTATCAACTAAACGTTGAAATCCATAAACTATTTCTATTAGCTCTTCAGCTTCGTAAGCATTATCGGTAAGGCTTAATGATCGCCGACCTTCCTGCTCACGCTCGATAGAATCTATATTAACCCCACGGTAACGATCAATAACGTGTTCTACAAAATCTTCGTCCCATCCATCAGTAGCTACTTTGTTTTCTAGTTCCTGTGCTGTGTAGTACGTTTTCCAGAAGCAGTAAGGTGCTCGCTGTGGATCGGTAACATACGGAGGGAAGATAAAGTCCCCATCTGGGGCCAACGTCTTTACCTCTGGTGCATTTACCTGACGGCGTACAATCGGCAACTCAGCAGACCCAACATCCGCTAGTTCAGCCAGTGCGTTCTTAGCTCGCTTTACTGTAACGCCATCAAACGTACGTTGCAGCATAGATACCATCTGATCTTCGTTCTGCCCAGAAAGAATCATCTCAGCTAACTCAGGGCTTACTTGGGCTATCTGGTTAAGGTCTAGCCTCTGAAGGAACTTCCTGTCCTCTGAGTGCCATCCTACGTAGCTGATAAGCAATCCACGCTCTAGCAAGTAATTAGCCCCTAGTTCCATCTCTCGATTAAAACGAGAAATGTACCCAGAGGAAATCATCCACTTAAGAAAGTTAGAGACTACTTTAGCTCTACCTACATCCTGAACCTCTACTGGGAAAGCCCTAATATTAGCCCTAGACAAAGAAGCCATAAACAGGGATACAAGCCTAGTAATTCGCTCGTCAATAACATGACTCTCCATGTCAGATGCACCCTCCCAGGGGAAAGCATCAGCACCGTGCTTACGAAGGTCTCTGCTCTTTCCAGGCCACCAATTACGACGCTCGTCATAACTCTCTCTGCACAAATCAAAGTACGCCTCAAGCTCAACCACCGATTGGTCGTAGGCGTACCGAAGGGACTTGATGTCTGGCTCAGCACTAACGTAGGTTAGTGACTCTGAAACTGAATCACTCTGCATAAAATCTGCCTTTAATATCTTCTAGAAGGTGGTTTACGTACCACTTATGAACACCTATTCTATCACACAATTCTGATGGGGGTATATCTTGCTGATCTTCGCCCTTAACAGTCCTAACAAATATTTCCCAAGCAAGCAGTCTATCGACCTGCTCATCTATAAATGCCTTATCTACAACTAGGTTATGCAACGTATCTGTAACTTCGTCCTCTAACATCTTCTATCATTTCAATGGTTATTGTCTTTCCCTTCATCTTGCCCTTGTATCTCCTAGGGATAACCACAGGTACTTTCATCTTGATCTCATCTATGTAAGCGAACACATAGCTTGGATTAGGAGCATCTGCCAGTACCTTTCCTTTGAAATGCTTGGGAACAATCTCTTCAATGTACATACAGTCAACTAAAATCTTCTGACCTTCTTCGTTTACCCAAGTGTTTCTACCTTTGCCTGTAAGCATTTCAGCCGACAGCTTTCGTTTAGCTAGATTAAGAAACGAATCAAAGCTTGATTCGAACCTATCTGCAATTTTGGTTAGTTTTACTTTAGCCATATCTAATATCCTGATCCTATGCGGGTTGTCATCATGCTTCTAGAAAGAACGTGGTCAGGGCCATCGCCTCCATTCGCCATTCGCAAATAGCGAATAATGTCGAAGAAGTCCTTTAATGGCTCATCAGCCTTGCCTGAAGCGTTGTAGTTAATTAAAGAGTCTATAAGGTTACCGCAGTCCTCATGTATGTAGCACCTTGGTCTGTTAGCGGAATCTATTGGTACGTTTGGATTGTAGCTAAACCACTCATCTATAGCACTAATGCCTATCTCTTCCATTCTGCCATCTGACGGAATAAAGGTCATGCCGCAATCATCGAACTCAGTGAACAAGTCATCGTTGTCGGAGTTCTCCTTAGCGAAGTACCTACTGTCACCTATACGCTCAAATACCTCTATCTCAATGTCATCCTCTATCTCCTCAAACAGATCAACGTACCCCTGCACGTTGTAACCTATCTTCTTTGATGCTGGCCCATAACGCCACTTAGGATCACCGAACACAGCCCACTCTCCGTAGTAGTCCCTGTCAGGCCACTCCTTCCGAATGTACACATCTCCCTTTTCGTTTACTCCTGCCCATATCGCTACATAATTCCTGGCTCCTGCTGGGTCAACTACCTGATAACAAGTGTACCTGTGCTGATCAGATATGTCAGGAAAGGACATACCGTACTTATTTGGCTCATCGCTTAATACGTTAACCTCAGTGTTAAACAAGGGCAACAAAGAAGTCATGCTCTTAACGGGTATACCGTAAGCACGTACTAGTATCTCTTCTTCTGGTCTGCCTCTAAGGTCTTTAGCTATACGCTCATAACCACCAAAGGGGTTCTCATCTGAGTGCAGGTACACCACTGAGGCATCCCTAGATGGGCTGTACTGCTTGATGGGGACTTCCTTATCTATAAGTACACCAGTACGAGTCTTAAGCGTTTCTACGTCCTTTAAGTACTCTGCCACAAAGGGAGTATAACCATCAATGGGAGTAAAGCCTATACCCATCTTTGCGTCCCTAGTAGCCAGTCGGAACCTAAGGGTATTTACTAATGAGGCATCACCTAGGTACTCATCTAACCACGCACCTATATTCAAGCCCTTAGCATCAGGAAAACCGAACTCAAAGCCCTCTAAGATAGTCTGGTTGTTACTGTACTGGGTGTACGTCTTGAAGTCTACACGGGTACGGGTATCAGGGAAGATAAAGCTCTTAGCCGTAAACCCGTTCTGCATACTGTAATTAATGTACCCTTCGATGCTCTTAGTCTTCTTCTTAAATTCTTTAGGCATCATCTCCCATATAGCTGCTTGCTGCACCTTAATGGAAGTATCTTCGTTCTGGGAGAAGCATACTAGGTGACCATCATTGCTTTCAGTCACTGCTTCCATTACGATCTTAGCGAACCCTGTAGTCTTACCTGATCTGTTACCACCAAGAACCAAGCACTCGTTGTAATCCTGCAACCCATCCTTTATTCGCTCCCATCCAGGTAGGTTGAACCCATGGCGAATAGGATCGTCCTCAGATGCCTTAATCCTGCTTTCATGAGCCTTGTGTAGCTCTTTAAGAAGATTAAGGTCGTTCTCGTACAGCCAGACAATTTCCTCTGCTGTAGGAGGAGTCAGAAAGGGATGTTCAGTAAACTTAATTATTTTTCCAGTCTATTTTCTCTAGCTCTTGCATGGACTTCTTAGCAACTAAGGCCAATAAGACAGCTAGGTTTTCTTGGAAGTGCTCTTCATCCATTTTGTTGAAGACATCGTACTCGAAGCCATCCTCTGTAACCGTAGCAACTAAAACAGATTGCCACCCTGGAGTAATAGTGTCTAAGCACTTATGAACTAAATCAGGGTTATTGTTCATTAAATAATTCTTGTTATGTCGTGCTTAATGGGATCGCTTCTAAATGGCTTCTTTTCAATGGTGGAGGAAGTGGGATTCGCACCCACGTCTTCAGAAGTATCCTCCTGAATCGAATCTAAATTACCCCCAGAAAAAACACCTTCGTTGCTGTTTTTACCCCCTCTAAATCTACTTTCGTACTCCTTGATGTCCGTATAAAAAGGTTCCTGAGGACGGAATACCCTATTGTAACCTTCGTAAAACTTGTCCCAGTTAGACACCCTGTTTCTATCGCCTTTACCGTTCATCGTCTAAATCTATTACCTGTGCTTCCTTCATTTTGTTCTTAGCCTTTTCCATAAGCTCCCTGTAGTCCTCATCAGTGTAAACCTTCTCCTCACGGTTAATACTCGTAGCTTCACCCCTAGCCAATAAAGCCTCTCTAGCTGAGTTAGCCTTAGCTATACTTATATCCTTAATATCCTTAAAGGTAGGCTTAATCTCACCTGACTCCATGTCCTCACGTACCTTCTGAACCATATCTTCCTCTAAGGAACTAATATGCAGATAAGAATAAGATGCTAATTGACCACCTAACTCCCTCCACTTACCTAAGTGATCAGCGTAAGTAGCCAGTACCCTAACAATAGTATTCCTCTTGAACCCGTACTTGCGTACTAACTGAGTCTGAGTCTTACCACTAGCACTAAGAAACAATATCTTAGCTGCTTTTTCAGGATCGTACTTCTCTAATGCCTTAACACCATCAAGCTCAGAACCCTTAACGAACTCTTTAATCTTTTCATCTATGTCAGATAAAAGTTTTTCCTTGATTAATTCTTGTTGCACATTACTCTTATTGCACATTATTATAATTATGTCAATCAATACGTACCGTAAACCCCTTGAGTGCAACAATTTTTAAAGGGGTAGTTTATGATAAAAGTACCGACCGCCCTCAGCGTTTTTAACCCCCACCCCCCCTTGGTTTACACTTTATTTACATTTTGATTAGTCAAAGTACTGACTTTGATTAGTCAAACTTTAGACTTTGATTGATCAAACTGAACACTTTGATTAGTCAAAGAAAACACTTTGATTGATCAAACAATGGATTTTGATTAGTCAAAATTAGTACTTTGATTAGTCAAAATGTAAAATTTGATTGCTCAAAATAACCTGGCTGATCACAATGACATTTTTTTTGATCAATGGTGATGCAATCCAATGCCTAAAACCAATCCAGTGCCTATCTCTAAGCCCTTTTAATGGTTACTTTTTAGATCCCTTTCATTGGCTCTAAGGCTCTAAGCTCTTAGGCTTTAAAGCTCTAATCGCTAGCCCTAAGCCCTTTGATAAGCTCTAAGAGCTTCCCTTTGATCTCTTAGGCTCTCTTCAATCGCATTATACCATTAAGCTTTAAACGCGTCAAACGATTCTAAAGGTATTTGGACACAAAAAAGCCCCAACCTGTTAAGGCAAGGGCTTTAAAGGGCTTTAAAAGGCTCTAATTATAGTTCATTGTTAAGCCTTTCTATTTCAGCGAACTTTACGATATGGCAACCAGCTCGAACCGTACCAATAGTTGAAACTGCATCAAGTTGGTAGTTGCCAAGCTCGAATCGCTCACCGTTCCGTTGCCAAGATTTGCCGCTTTTCATTACTGATTTCACAAATCGGATTGCTAGCCTTGCTTGCTCTGTAGGAAAATGAGCTCCCTTAGAGGTTTCAACGGTCTTCCCGTCATCAATCAATCTAAGCAAGGTTTCGGGATATGACACAATCCAAACCTTTTTCCCGTTTCGCCAAGCGATCACATTTTCTTCCATTTCGGCTTTTAACTTAGCTAGCTTTTCAGCTTTCCGCTTTGCTTCCCGAATTCGGATTGCTTTGATTTTCTCTTTTATGTCTTCCGCTTCGAAATCGAAATCAAAATCAAAGTCCTTTAAGAGATGCTTGCAATCAAAGGTTTCGCTGTAGTCGAACGCTTGCGCGCGAGTATCCTTTGCCCCTTTTAAATAAAAATCGAAGTAAGATCGAGCCTTCGAAGCCTTTTTAATGTAGAAAGCAAATTTTCTAGCGTAATGCCTTAAGTTCGTTCGATCACATCTTTCGTATCTTTCGCTACCTGTTGAGGGAACTTCGAAAGTTTTGATAGAATCAGGGATTGATCCCCTTACGATTGAAGCGTGTTTACTCGTTGAAACCGAGTAGCGCTCTGAGTTAATCAAAACGACTTTATTTTCCTGAAACTTAGCAATAGTATAGTGTTCACCATAGCTATATATAGAAGAGCCATAAAAGAACATATTGCTTGCCCTTCCATGGTCTTGATTTTGCTGCGCCCAAACATGGGCGACTTCATTGTGATTTCTTAATACAGTTCTCATATTCAACATTTTTTCAGTGTTTGCAAAAAAGGGAAGTGCCCCTTTTTTATAGTAAAGTAATTTGAAGCGGATTTTTTAGAAAAGGGAAGCCTTTTTTTCAGTTATTTTGAAAGGTCTTTGAAGTGAATCTTTAAGGTTTCAAATGTCACTATTTTTTCACCAGGGATTGTAAAAAAAATGTAAACGTAAAATATCTGTAAATGTAAATTTATTGTAAATGTAAAATGTTTGTAAAAGTAAAAAAAGTGTAAATGTAAATAATTCGTAAACGTAAATAAAATGTAAATGTAAAATATTTGTTAATGTAAATAAACTGTAAATTGAGATTAGGTCTCATTATCATGTTTATTGAGAATGGGTCTTATTATCATCAACCTGGTAGATGATTGATTTCATATACATACATACATACATACATACATACATCTACATACATCTACTGTACGACAACGGATCTACTGGGATGCTCTTCCCTCTTATACATTGTACATTTTCGGCAAAGTTCATTGTACTGAAAAATAATTCTTTACCTTTTCAGCTTCTTTCGTCAACTTTTGGAGCATGGATAAACAAGTAATCTTAACCATCAAGCGCAACAATGGCGCTAGCTGGGCGCGGCGTAGCCGTTGACCCCAACTGATTTGGCAACCGCGCTCACGACGAGTGGTGATGCTCTCAGCTTTGATTAAGTTCATGCCTTCGGGTTGCTGTGGTCGTATGCCTGCTAAAGCTCGTCATATTTTACATTGTCACAAATTGACCCTTCAATATGTGACAAAAATAACAGAACAATACACATGAAAAACAAAACACACACACACAAGGCACTCGAAGGAGTGCTTACAGACATAGAGGAGATCCGAAAGGATGTAACGAGTGGCGAGAGAGTCTTTGCAGATATGCAACTCGATCACTTAACTAGAACAGTAAGGTCTATCCAACGGGAACAGCTCCCAATGGACATGGACGAAGCAAAGGCTGAGGGATTATCTTACGCCTACAATGACGCTGCTGATGATCTCAACAGCTTATCCGCTAGGATTTACGACATCTGCTCGCCAGGAGAGTGCAATACCACGCCATGAAGTTTTATTACAGCAATTGGAAGTGTTATTACAGCCAGTGGAATCAGGGTAGCCTATCGAGAAATCTTTTGGTTGACGAGGAGTTCCCCGAAACAGATGATACGTTCTGGCCCGAGAAACCTGAAGGAATTTTGGCAGATCTTTTAGATAGAATAAACATGGAGTACCAAGAAATCATAAAACAAAATGAAACCAAATAATACAATAGAAGTAAAAGTAGAAGACGTGCGCTTTGACGTAAGCATGGATGGAGACTGCCCACAAGATATGTTCATTGATGGGGTTTGGCTCGTTGGCTCTGTTCAGGAGCTATCGTGCGTACTAGACCCTACGGTCTACTGTGCAATCGAGGAGGCAGCGTGTCAAGAAATCATAGAGAGGCAGTACGAAGGTGCCATTGAGAGATACAAGGAGGAGTGCATAGGATCATGACTAAAGAACAGAAGAAACTAAAGAAGATAGAAGATCAGAGTATGTGCTACGCTGACGTTAGCAGTGCGTACTACTTAGGCAAAAAGTTCGCCTTAAAATACCGGAACTACGTACTGGGAACCAGTGCTACGCCGTTCGCAGCCAAGCAAGCTAGGAACCGATTCCGAAACCAGCTTGGGGTAAAGGCTGTTAAGATCGTTCCATTAGAGAAGGTGGTGCAGGATCATAGAGAACTGATGGAAGGCCCATGCGGTAAGAAGATCATGAGGGCAGTCGGTCAAGAAAAATACGATGCTGAAGTCCAGAGGATCACCGATCTTCTGAACCCAGTCAACGATAGCGAAATGGAGGCCGTTAAGGAGGTAGCATTGGACAACCTGATGAAGAAGGCAGTAACAGAAGCCATACCCTGGGGAACACTAGTAATATAGTTATGAAGTACAACACAGAAAAAATACGTGCGCTAGGGATAGATCCTAGTGACCTGAGAACCTCCCTGTACTGCCACTGGGAGATGGAGAAACTGGACTATCACCTAGACAGGATGGTTTCCTACTTGGTAGAGAATCGGTTACCACATACACTGTCACGTATAGTGATTGATGAGATCGAGGAAGCCAAGGATGAGCTAAGGAAGATCTTCGATTACCTGTACGAGAAGGAGGGTCGGCTTGACAAATGAAGAAAGTTTGTCCAATTCTTTTTTCAGGTAGTAATACCATCAAAGATAGTTGCACCCTTGGCCTTGAGATCAGGCGTACCTAGTGGTACAAGGGACATCGGTTGCCAGAAGTTGCCCATCTGGTTGTAAAAAGGATTGCGAAAGCAATGGCTAATGCCTGACCAAAGAGGATCATAGTGACGTACCGAGTCCTCTCAGGCACCAGCTCTACATTGACTCATTACAGGGATCAAGGATAGAATGGTTAGTCCCTTGTAGGGGCTAATTGTACCCAGATACAACGATCTATTAAGGGATTAGAGGAGAGAAAATACTTACTTCTTAATAACTGAGTTTAGTAAGAAGTTTAAAAATAAAGGATTTAAATGGGATTAACGATAGAACAACAGCACGTGATGGACTGTATGCTTACTGGCAGACAAGGCAGTAGACTGATATGCTTTGGATCAGCAGGTACAGGTAAATCATTCTTAATAAAAGAGATAGTAAAGACATTCGGTAGTACAATCCTGGCTGCACCTACAGGTAGAGCAGCTACAATCATTGGAGGCAGTACAATACATAAGCTATTCGGGATACCTTCTACGCATCCAATCAATCCGAACTTCAAGGAGCAGCCAGTACACAGGCAGAGGTTCAACGATCCATCCTGCAGGTACTTTGGAGGACAACGCAAAGAAGTTCTGAAGCACTGCTCGTGGATTATCTTAGATGAGATAGGGATGGTAAGATGTGACCACTTGGATTTCATCGAAGCTGCCTTACGTAAAGCTCGTGGATCTTTCGAGCCATTCGGAGGAGCTAAGATTCTGTGTGTTGGAGATGTCGGCCAGCTTCCACCCGTTGCCCAAGGCAGAGATGCTGGCACATTAAAACGGTACGGTTACAAAGCTCCGTTCGGATTATTCCAGAGCAATGTAATGAACACTGACTTCCATCAGGTCAGTCTTACGAAAGTAATACGTCAGGAAAATCCTATCGAGGCTAACATCTTGAACAGAATTAGAGTAGGTACTCAGACTAAAATAGATATTGACTATCTGAATACACGTGTGCAAGCACCTGATAGTAAAGCAGTTATACTGACTCCGCTCAGAAAGATACGTGATGAGATCAATAAGAAAAAACTTAATGACTTACAAGGAAGGCTATTGTGTTTTTCTGCCACTCGAACTGGATCGTTCAAGAAGAAGAGAGACAAGGATCTTCCCATCGAAGAGAAGATATACTTGAAGGAGTACTGTCGTGTAGTTGTGAAAGCAAACATGACGTACAAGGTAATGGGAGTTACGCAAAGGATTGTGAACGGAGACACTGGTACGTTCTACGGAATTGATAAGCGTGGCCGTATGATAATCCACAGGGATTCTGACAACAGCATAATTTACCTGAAGCCAAAGAAGTACCAAGACAGTACGCCAAAGGTTACTATCGAGGATGGAGAGGAAAAGATTACTGATGAAAGTAAGGGAGAGTACGTACAGTTTCCTGTACAGCTTGGTTACAGCATGACGATCCACTCCAGCCAAGGAAGCACACTGAATAAGGTACATCTACAGCTACCAAGGCAAGTGCCTATGGCTCCAGGTCTAACTTACACAGCCTTATCTAGAATCAAATCGTTCTCTGACTTGACATTATCCAGAGATCTGCAAATGTACGATATATGGAGCGACGTTTCCGCTTCTTTTCACCACCAACAGTACGAGTTTAGTTACTAGTACATAATAAGAAACCAATAAAAAATATGAGAGATACACGATACTGGAAAAAAGACAATACAAACGGGGGTTACTGGAGTAAATGCCGTGACCAAATAAGCAATGAGCAAGCCAATGACGGTAGAGTACTACACAAGTACACTAAGCCTTCACCTGGCGAGAGATGGCAGTACACTACAGATAAACTGTTCGGTAATATCGAGTCCGTTTACATCGACAACGGAATGTACGGTGAGGTTCTAAACATAGGACTTCAGCACGATCAAGGAGTAGATGTACTTAGCGTACCTGTATGGAAAGACAAATCCAACGGGAAGCTATCTGTAGATTTCAAGGGTATTGCTAAGAAAATTCCCAATATCTCTGTTCATTCTCCCCTGAGTGCAGGTACTTGGATAAACCCTAAGGGAGCTTACACGTTCAAAGATCCACAGGGTAATGAGCGTACAATCGTACCGATCTACATTACGATGCAGCAAGGTGGAGCTAACGTTGCTTCAGCCTTCCCATATGAGGACGGCAAGTACGTTGGAGTTCCTGAAGCAGATTCTGCTAAGATCGGGGGCAGGACGTACTTCGACTTCTCTAAGCAGAACGACTTCTTCGTGGACACAGTTAATCGTTTCATCCAAGATAATCAATCTGTCTTTGAGGAACGTAAAGCTAATCGCTCCATGACTCCTGCTGAACAGGAAAGTCAAGAGCCTAAGAACATTCCTGTCACAGCTAATGCTGCTGACGATAGCGACGATGATCTACCGTGGTAAGCATGAGTGAAACTAAATGGATTCAGGGGAAGCTTGTTAAGCAGGTGTACAAAGACTCCGCTAACAACTTCCAGCTTGAGCGTAAAGATGGTTCAACTTTCGGCCTCATATACAAAGGTTCTCCTCTCAGTAAATACGAGAGGGGGACTGAGGTGTATGCTACTGATGCCAGTCTGTACATAGACGGTAAGGTTAAGGTGTACAAAACGAATGAACCACCTAAGTTCAAGTTCAAGGAAGACACTACAACCTGCATTGACAGCCAGGGTGAAGTCCAGCCAACTCCAAAGGTACGTGAACTTACTACCGAAGAGCTTACGCTCGCTGGAATTGAGCTGTTGTTAGTCAGGTCGCTTGACATAGAGGTTCAACAAGTTAGGGTACTTATTCAGGAACTAGCGTTTAAGAAACTTTCTGTATAGCGTATGTCAAAAGTGTTAGCCATCGGGGATTTGCATGAACCCTTTTGCCTCGATAAATATTTGAGGTTCTGCAAAAACGTGGATCGTAAGTACCGCTGTAATAAAGTTGTTTTTATCGGTGATGTTATTGACAACCATTACAGCTCTTACCACGAAACAGACCCCGATGGCTACTCTGCTGGCGAAGAACTAGACAGAGCTATACAGAGAATAGGCAAGTGGTACAGGGCATTCCCTGAAGCTTACGTCTGCGTAGGCAACCACGATAGGCTAGTCCATCGTAAGGCTTACACAGCAGGAATATCTAAACGCTGGGTCAGAGATTACAGTGAAGTTCTTGAAGCTCCTGGATGGGAGTTCGTTGAAAGCGTTACGATAGACAACGTAGTGTACTGTCATGGCGATGGTAAGAAAGCTATCCAAAGAGCCAAGCAGGATATGCAATCAGTTGTGCAGGGACACTACCACTCTGAGTGCTACGTCCAGTGGCACACGGGAGCTAAGTGTAAAGTGTTCGGTATGCAGCTAGGATCTGGGATAGACAAGGACAGTTACGCTATGGCTTACGGTAAGTACGGCCCTCATCCAGCTATAGGATGCGGAGTAGTACAGCACGGTAAGGTAGCTACTAATTATTTAATGGAATTATGACAAAAGAAAAGTTCGAAGAATTCACTAAGAGTTTATTCTCTAAAATGTCCAATGTTCTAAAGGACAAGAACAACGACTACACCGCAATGAGCACTTCTGCTTTCGCTAACTTTGAGCAAGCTAGGGAGTACGGAGTAGATCCTCTTATCGGGCTGTGTGTTCGTATGGGAGATAAGATAAAGAGAGTGCAGACGTTCTGCAAAACTAAATCCCTAGCAGTGGAAGACGAACACGTTGAGGATGCCTTCGAGGATATTATCGGATACTGTACAATAGCTTTAGCAATGATTAAAGAAAAAAAAGAAAACCATATTGATTACCCATGAAAGAAGAAACCTGCCATAATTGTAACCAAAGGTATATGCTTACCTTTAAAACCCCGTATAAAACCTGCACTATATCATCAGATGAAGTTGACATGATGCTCGATGAAGTGCTTGATGAGCTTGTTGTTCCTGCTGTGGAAGGAGTAGGATATGTAATAAAGCCAGGACACGTCGAGGTTTTTTACCTAGAAAAATGATTCAAGAAGATTTTAAAGAATTAGCACTACAGGTGAAAGAAATGCTATCATCTGATTCAGGGTACGTTAAGGAAAGCGTAGCCCCTATGATAGGTGGTGGCTTTACTGGCGATCTAATGCCAGTGGGCTACCACGTTTTTCCAGCAAGGCAGGTATGCAGAACTGAGCTAGGGAAAACTCTAATGGATGAAGTCACTATGTTCCACCAAAAGGTAATAGACATAGACGATGATAACACTGTGATCGTGTATGCTGAGTCATCTCTTCTGCCTAATGAAACCATTCGGATTCTTGAGAGCTGGATGCAGAGATTCCTAGAGGAGACAATGTACGAACTATGAAAAAACTAACGCCTAGCTCTAGGACGTAGTTCCTAGAAGCGTTTTGTTATAAAATATTGAATACTATGAAATGTGAACACACAGGAAGAGAGATTATCAGTCCTTTGGATATTCCAACTGAAAATCCGGCACGTTATTTCGATGGTGGTCTTAAACCCAAGGATGGCGACTGGGTTCGATGGCGATCCAATGGGGAGCGATGGAAAGTAAATGCCCAAGATGATTTAGACAATCCGGGCACAGCACTTTCGAGAAAAGAGTGGCGGGATGATGTAATCTTCGAGAAGCGTCCAAAAACCAACCGCAACTGGAGCCGAAAAAATTTACAATGAAATACATCTACAAAAAAGAACTGATGAGTTAAAACTAAAAGAGAAAACATGAGCAAAGACGAAATCTTAATAATCACACAAACTATCGCATTGCTGAATTCGATGGTGATATGCGGGGAAGACCATTCAAATCAGTCCAAGGAAGCGGTTCTTTCCGCGTACAAACTTCTGGATGACACAGAAGAAAAATTCCAAAGCGTTAAGTGCATGTACCAAAAAGAAATATCTCGTTTAGCTACAAAAGAAAAGTCATGGAAACG